TCACCATAAGTAGCATCGATATAAGATTGGAGCTCTTGAATAAGAGCCCCTTCATTATATTTGTAGTTGGGACTAGAAGTCATAACTATCATTCTCCTCAGAAGTTTCTGTTTCAGAACCATCGGTAGGATTGTCCATGATTTCTTCAACCGTGGCACCAGCATCAACCTTAGTGTAAAGGTCAATGAAGGCAGACTTAGTGTCAGTATCAAACCTATTGACACATAACTGAATTGCCTTGAGTCTATCAGAGAACATGGCGTATGCCTTGACAATGTGTTCCAACCTTCTAGTGGAAACCAACTCATCGATTCCACCTTCGTAGAAAGTCTTTCTGATTATGTCAGCCCACATGACCAACTTGTCAGCAAAGTCTTCATCGACACACTCAGCAACACCCATTTTGTTCATGACAATTTTCTTCTCTTGAACACTAGAAGGATATTCCTGTTCAACCGTGATAGCGAACCTTTCTAGGAACGCCTCATCCAGAACTTGAGCACCCATGAACTTACCATCATCGGAACCCCTACCTTTTGTGTTTGCAGTAGCAATCACATTGAAACCAGTAGCAGGCGTGACAACCTCACCAGACTTCTTATTGAAGTAAGGTTTCCCTTCAAGGATTGCCTGAAGGCACATCAACTTGTTAGAACCCCTATCAATCTCATCCAGAATGAGAATCGCACCTCTCTTCATGGCAGTGAGAACAGGGCCTTCCCTGTAAACCACATTACCATCCACGAGAGTGTTACCACCAATCAAGTCATCTTCATCGGTCTCGATAGAGATGTTAACCCTAATGGCTTCTTTCTTGAGTTTGGCACAAACCTGTTCCACCATCATAGTCTTACCGTTACCAGAAAGACCACAAATGAAAGTCGGATAGAACATACCAGACTTGATGATGTTCACCAAATCTTTATGGAACCCAAATGGGACATAAGTACTATCTGAATCTGGAACTAAGTTTTCTATTTCCACCGCAAGTTTTGCCTGTTTTACAATCTTGGCATCCAATGCTTGAGACTGAATTGTCTCAATTGGTTCTAGGGTAGATACTGTCTCTTCAAGGGCAGGCGCCTCATCGGCGACAGGTTTGAGAGCAGTATTACCCACAGTCATTAGAGTTGCCATGTTTGGCGAAAATTGGTTCCTACCAACTTTACACTCTTTAAAAAACCACATGGGATTTTTCAACCCATTTGATTTTGCAATCTGCATTGCCTCCGCCTTGGAGAACACAGCAGACGCGGAATTGTTCACATCGGCAAGGGCCTGAAGGAACTGTTCTTTCTGTTTTACACTCATAATTTACCTCTCACTTTTTCTCAATTACTTGATCATGATCCCATATTTGGGGGCAGAAGTCAAGGGCCAAAATGAATTTTTTTTCATTTTCTTTCCCTGTAAAATCAACCACTTACGCGACCTCATCAATAAATCTGTTCAAGAACTGTCTGGAATTGGACTTGCCTTTCTGGAAATTCTTGAACCCTCTCAAAATGTCAGCCTTCTTATCAGACTTGACTTCAAACTCTGCCTCTTCATTAAGAGACTTAGCACCTTTCAGAATGAAAGTAGCATCACTTCCCAACCTAGACTCGCAAGCCATGAAGTTATTGTTTTTCCAATTAGTTGACTTTTCTTTATCAAAGTTTTCATCATACTCGGCATACTTACCTGTCATATCAGTCCACGCCTGTCTCGCTTCTCTAATGTTGTTATCAACTAGGAAGAAGTGAACTATTCTGGAACCGACAAACTTTTTGTAGTAGTCGAAAGTAACAGCAGTAGCACTTTCATAAGAGACTCTACCGTAGTTTGTTCCATACATCCCTTTGATGTTAGTGGTAACTGACAAACCGTTGCCTTTCAATTGGAACTTACCAATATCGCATCTTTCTGAACCGTATCCACTAAACTCTTTTGAGATGGCATTTTCATATCTGAACCTACCACTCTCTTCATATTGACCTTCCGCGATTACTTCTAAGTCAGAAGTGTTTCCACCATCGGAAAGAACAATTGTGTTCATAACTTCAATTCTGTTTCTTTCCTTGAACTGTTTAGCAATCTTAGCACCAACTATCATACAACTTGACAGCGGAGTAGAACCAAGATAAAGATGGTAAGGAACATTATATCTTTCCATTCTTGGTTTCATATCTCTCCACTCAAATGAAGTTTTGTAACCAAGTAACTTTTTGAAACATCTATTGTACTCACTCTGAGGCAATTCAGAAGATATCAACTGAAGCAGAGCGAATCCACCAGACTCAATAAACAACTCACCATCATTAGCAGATTGGAAAGCAGAACCCCTAGACCCATTCCCAAACTTATCACTCTGGAGAGAGTTAGCACAGTTTGAAAAACCGTACACATCAAATGGGATACCAACTTTTTTACAGAAGGCAACTTGAATTAGTGTCTGTTCAATAGTACCAGCCATGTGTCTACCCATTGAACCAGAGAAGTCTACAAACATCATCATGCCGTGGTTCTGACCATCTGGCACAGTAGTACTTGATAGGAACAAGTCTTCAGTCAACTTGTATGCCCACAACTTATCTTCATTCAACTTACCAGTTTTATTGACTTGAGCCTTCCTCAATAGGGTGGCTTTTTTCTTCATCTCAAACTGCATAACTAGTTGATTAATTGAACCCTTGTTTCTTTGCATGAATTCATCAAGCAATGTTTTTTCTACATCTTGAGCAGAACCAGCAGGAATGTCATCATACCTTCCACCGCAAACATACTCAAAATCTTTAGCAGGCCAAACATCGGTAGTTGGGAAAACAAAGTACTTAGACTTGAACTTAGGCATAGTAGCAGTAACAACACCATTGGTCTTGCCATCTTCTACTAGGTTTTGTTCAGCATCTCTAAACGCTTCATCGGTAAATGACTTAGGTTCCGCGTCATCGAAATCGTGGGGATTGTGACCTTCAGTATTGTCAGAACCTTCCATGATATCGCCATCTTCTGGGTCACCAGACTCAGCAGAATCTTCAGTATCTTTTGACTCTTCTTTAGAAGGGGTAGTTTCTTCAGTCTCTTCTTCAGTCTCTTCACCTTCACCAGACTGAGCGCCACTCTCTTCACCTTCTTCAGTTTCTTCACCAGACTCGGACTCGCCTTCACCTTCATCTTCATCCGACTCTTCTTCACCGTATGGTGATTCTGACCATTCGCCATTCTCATCTTGGGCGAAGTCATCTTCATCTTCACCGAACTGGGGCATACCCATTTGTTCATCTAAAAGATCTTGCATCGCTTCTTCAGTCTTAGAGAAGTCATACAACTCTTCAGCAATGGCGACTACCTCATCCCAAGTCTCAGCAGCGAAACACTTGTCAAGTATGACCTGTTCCTCAGCAGTGAATTGTAGAGTAAGGAAAGCACCAACCTTAGCGTGAAGATTGATTCTATCAATTAGTGGTAATTCTTGGGGAGTCTTTTGTAATTTTGAAAGACCGAAAAAGTCTTTCTTGTAAAGCATTTGATACCCTTTATAGAATGACTTGACCAAGCCTGGATATCTGATTTTAACTAGTCTCTCATTCCTAACATCTTCTACAACATTCAAGAATGATTTGAAATTTGCACCCTTACTAGAAGAGGCAGAGTGCCAACCTTCAGCGGGAGTTACGAGAGCGTGACCAACTTCATGACCAATCAATAAATCATACAAGAAATCAGGCATGTCCTTCCAATTGGGAAGTACAATCTTCCTAGACTTCAAATCGAAGTACGCGGTAGGTACATTCCTATGTTCAATCGAAACATCTTCAGTAGCGAGAAGTTTCGCAAGGTATGATTTAGAAGTTATGTCCATATGTCTCTCACTCTCAATTACAGTACTATGATCGCATATCCCATAGCAGAAGTCAAGTAAAAGCTGCCTCTCTAAGTCATTGATTTATAAGGAAAAGCGAAAAAAATTGAATTTTTTTTCGCTAAAATTGTTCAGAAATCCACTTATCTACCGCTTCTTGTTGCGCTTTTATCGCTTTTTGTTGGTCTTTAATGGTCTTTTCTTGGAACTTTAGTTCGTGTTTCTGGTGTTCTGTCTGGTCTTCTTGGTTTAACATTTCATCCATTGTTTGTCCAGTTTTCAATGTCTTTCTCCTATAGAATTTACCCACTATATTCGCTCAAAGTATCGCGTGACTGCCTGTATCCTTTCGATTTGTTTATCGATGATTACATCCCTGTTTGGCCAGTGGATATAATCTTTCTCTGGATTCCTTTTTAAATTTTTCAACAATGGTAGTATCAAATCTTCTGCATCGCGTAGTTTATTAGCGACATCACTTTCTACCAAAGCTCTGTGTTCATTTATCATACCAGAATTATCTGCTGATAAAATCCTAGACTCTAACTGTTCTAGTTTATCCATTATCTTTTCTATCTGGTCTGAAGGGATTTCCGCCTGTACAGGAACTTCTTGTCTTTCTCCTGCTGGTATATCGTCTACTGCGGTAAACCCAAAATCAAAATCATCTGCCATGTTTCTCTCCTAAAATGAATGGATATATAACATCCAATCAATTAATAATATCAACCCAGCCTGTATTGTTACTGCCCCTAAGACTATGCATGATGGGAATACGGCATTGGCTAGAATGGGGTTATCTTTTACCCATTGTTCAAGTTCGTTTTCGTTAATTGTTCACCCCTATACTGCTGATGCGAACTGTATACTTTCTCCGCATCCACAGGCACTTACTTCATTTGGATTGGTTACTTGAATGTGAGACCCGCCTAGGTCTTTTTCAAATACTATTTCACTACCATGCAAAAACATTTCCGCGTAATCATCTACAACTAATATATCTTCTATTAATACACCACGATCAGCATTATCAGTATAATCCCATGTGTAACTAAATCCGGCACAACCGCCACCCTTGACGCCAAGTCGTACATACTTAGCACTAGGTTTCTCATCTAAAAGTTTTGTCCAATATTTTTTAGCATCTTCAGTTAGTGTTATCTGCATTTAATTCCTCTTTGGGCATGGTAATTTCTTCTAACCATGTAGTATTACGACCAGCTCTCTTCTCAGCCCAATCTTGTATCGCTCTCTTGATACTATCTTCTGCAAGTACCGAGCAATGTATCTTGATGGGTGGAAGTGATAGGGCATCAGCGATGTCTTTATCTTTAATCATTTTCGCATCATCGATGTGTAATCCTTTCAGCATCTCGACAAACATACTAGATGATGCGATAGCTGACCCACAACCATATGTCTTAAACTTAACATCCTGTATAATCTCTGTTTCGGGGTCAAGTTTAAGATCTAATTTCATGACATCACCACATGCCGGCGCGCCTGTCAGTCCTGTTGCTACATTGGGGTCATTTGGGTCAAATCTACCCACCCCATGAGCTTCGGGGTTATTTGTTACTTCCTCAAATCTTTTTACTACTTCTTTACTATATGCCATAGTTACGGTCTCTATTCATATGTGATACTATTTATTATTTTCAATAGCTCTTTTTAGTTTTTTGTGAAATTTTTTCGCCTTTTTTATTGCTCTGTCCAATTTAATTTTAGACACTCTTTGAGTAAAATTCTGACCTATCATATGGTCATACTCATGTAAAGCAACTCTAGCCCACAACCCCTCAAATTGTTCCAGTATTACATCACCATCTTCATTCTGATAAGAGATAGTACACTGGATAGGTCTACGAACCATTAGAGTGATGCCTGGCGCACTGAGACAACCTTCTTCCATAGTTTCTGTCTCATCACTATACGCGGTCAACTCTGGGTTAAATAACACCCTCTTATAGTTATAATCTGGGCCTTTGTCTACACCCATTGTAAACATTCTCGCGTTGCGTCCTACTTGGTTCGCTGATAATCCTACACCACCTAGTTCCTTCTGTTTATTCCAAATCAGTTCAGCAAGTTCTTTCGCGTCTTCTAACTCAAAATCAAACTTATTGGGTGGAACCTTCATCATTGGATGGTTCAATGGTAACAATTCTAAATCACTCATGACATCACACTATAGTTTCTAATCTTCTCAAATTTAATCTGATTTCTAAATTTATCAAACAACTGGTCACCTTTGTGAGAAATCACAAACACATTGGTTTCCTCTCCTATGGTACTCAATAGGTTCATTACATAATCAACACCATTGTTATCCAAGGAACTGTCGAATACTTCATCAAGTAATAACAGGTTGGTACTGGCACTGTTTTTCATCTTAGCAATTGTTCGCCATGTGAATAGTAATGCCAAGTCTATTCTTTGTTTCTCACCCTCACTGAAACTAGAGTAAGAAAATCTATCTCTATGTCTGGACTTTATTGTCTCATTGAACTTTTCATCCAAGTCAAAGTGAACAAAGAAATCCATCGCAGCCAAATATTTATTCACCAACTGATTGATGATTGGTAGATACTGTCTTATAACTCTGGTCTTAATGCCTGTATCTTTGAGCAAACTAGCAGCTGCAGTATTGTAATGTTGTTCTTCACCTTTGTTTGTTTTGATTACATTCTTATCGACTACATCCTTTGCAAGAGTCTTTAGTTTATTTTTCTCTTCATCGATATCTGCGACATTGGTTTCTGCTTCATTCAGTTCCAAAGTCAACCTGTTCTTATATCTTTCTTGTGATATAATTTCACTCTGAAGTTCTGTTATGTTGGTCACAATCTCGTCATACTTTTCTATCGCATCATGAACAGCACTGTACTCCATATCCATATCTAGTAAACCAGTTTCTAACTGCTGTATTCTTTCTGACTTCTCTTTTTGTTTTTCTTCTTTGAAGTCATGTGTCAGTCCTTGTTTACAGGTTGGGCATTCGTCTGTATCGTGGTAGAAGTTGAGTTCTTTTCTTGCCTTTCTGAGGTTGGATTCGAGCTTGTCTTTGATACCATCCAGTTTGCGTTTCCGCTCTTTCGGGTCATCATGACTCTCCTTCTCTGCGCTTGCCTCTGAAAGTTTTGTTTCAAGGTCAGTAGTCGCCTCGATGAGTTCATCAATTTTCTCCTTAATTTTATCAACTTTGATTTTCTTGTCCTTTTCCAACTGTTCAATATACTTTCTTTGAACAGTGGCTTTTTGTTTTGCTACTTCTACTTCAGTTTCTACATCGCGTATCTCATCTCTGAGAACAGCAATGTGGTCTCTCAACACACCATTCATTGTTGTAAATATCTCAATGTCTAATATGTCTTCGATAATTTCTCTGCGTGATGCAGTAGGTAACTGCATGAACGGTGTAAAAGAAGCACTACCCAATATAACAATCTGTGTAAAAGATTTGAAGTTCATCTTCAGTATACTTTCTTCAAGATACTTTTGTGTGTCTCGTACAGCAGCATCTTGGTCTATCATATTATCGTTTAGATAAATTTCAAAAATGTTAGGTTTGACACCGCGAATAACTTTATACTGTTTGCCTCCTATTCTGAACTCAATCTCAACAACCAATTTTTTATTGTTGATAGAGTTAATCAATTGAGTCTTACTAATCTTACGAAATGGTTTATTGAACAATGCAAAACACACAGCATCAAGCATTGTAGACTTACCACTTCCATTTTCACCAACCACCAAAGTACTAGGACTTCGATTAAATTCTATTTCGGTAAAACTATTTCCTGTTGATAAAAAGTTTTTCCATCTTATTTTCTCAAATGTAATCATAATTTTTTAATAAAGGGAACTACCACCTCCTCCGCGTATTTTTGATGTTGTTTAACTGTAGGGTGCATTGGTTCTTTTTTTCTGTCTTCTTTTTTCCATCCCAATCTTGTTTCTTCCACAAAGGGGCCTTCGGTATTATCATAACACCATTCAAACTCACCCCCCTCTATAAATTTATCCCAATCAATAAAAGAGTCAATCCAACTTAGTTCTGGATTAGTATAGTCAAATGTCTCTTCCATAAAACAGTCAGCAGTGTATCGCTGGAAACAATACTTTATTCCTTTGTTTTTCAAAAACTCTTGTGTTGTAAGAACACATTGTAAACTGTATAGAATTCTTTGTACTTCACTTGCCCAAGTTCTAAAATAAATATGATTACCTATCTCTATATATTTTCTACACGATTCTGGAAAATTTACAAAAGGTGTATCTGAGTTCATTTGTTGTTCCATGTATCCTACAGTAGAGGGATTAAAACTAATCCAGTATCCATTGCTACCTAAGATATTTTTTCTTGGTCTTACTGGAGCACCTCTTTCTGGTACAATTTTTTCTTCACCATCATTCATAAAAATTTCTGTTCTATCACATCCAGACCACATTACACTAGCAATGATTGATTCTTTTGGATATCCCATTTCAAACATTCTATGGAGTGTGTATAACAACTGTCGCATAATCATATTGTTTCCAACACCAGAAATACCACTGTTAATACAAACCATGTCTAGCACATCAGCAGTCTGTTCTCCCCATGAATTCCAAACCAACTCCTTACCTAAATCTTTAATGTCAGTTCTCTCTGGCCACTGATTGGGTGGTGCGGTAAACGAGCATCCAGCAATTACAAGATACTTTTTACCCTCTTCATACTTTGGTATAACTGGTATCTTAAATGCGTTAGACATAACCATTTTCCTTTAGGTAAGGAATTATAACTTGTTCTGTGTATTGTTTATGTTGTGGATGACTTGGGTGTTGTGGGTTCTGCCGTGTTGGTTCCCATCCAAACTTTTTTTCTTCAACAAACGGTCTATCCGCGTGGTCATAACACCATTGATACATTCCGCCTTCTATAAATTTATCCCAATCTATAAGTTTTACCCACCATTTTATATCATCATGTTCCCACCCTAGTCCACTGCTAGGAGTGTCATCTCTATCAAAAATCCACTGTAAAAATGCATCTTCTGTATACCTCATAAAAAAGTATTGTATCTCATGTCTTTTTAGATATTCTTGAAGAGTAAAAATACTTTTTAATGTATGTAGAACTCTCTGAACATCTGTTGCATATAATTCATTGAGAATAAAATCTCCCAAATCCCCATACCTATTTTTTCCTGTATTAATATCCTGTCTGCTTTGCTTGACTTGTGATGGAGCAAAAGTAATGTAGTCTCCAGACTCGTCAGAAATTTTTCCCCATGCGCCTGCACAGTCACCCAATCCGTTTTCTTCTGCATCTATAAAGTGATGAGTAATTCTATCAGCACCAGACCACATTACACCAACTAACAAATCCTCTGGGTCTTTACCTTCTGCCAATAAATTGCTAATGTTAAACAATGTCGCAGTCATGATAAATTCATTCCCAGCACCAGACTGGCCTGCAATCATATATTCCATATCTAAACCATACGCGAGTTGTGTTGGCCAACAACCATCTACACTAAAGGAACATCCACCAGTGACCAATGTTTTTTTATCAATTCCGTATGGGTTGTTATCAATAACAGACCTCATCTTGACCTGTGCCATACTATGTCTCTACATGTTGTGCTTCTACATACAAAGATTGAAGCAGTGACTTTAACCTATCTTTATCTAACTCAGTTACAGTATTATCTACATAGTCATTTAAAAGAGTTATTGTATCATCCAGTTTCAAATCCATTTCTCCTACCGCGTTGTCCTCAAACTCTGAAAAGTCTTCGATAATCTTTAACTCGACTAGGTTACAACTGTAAAGTGAATCGATTAGTTTGTCAAACTTCGTGAAGTTTTCTTTCTTTACAACAATAACTTTTACACAACCACCAACTAATCCTGTCAAGTCATACTCTACATCATCATCGACATCATTATAGAATATCTTGTGAAACATTCTATAAGGGTTTTGCATAAACTCTAATTCATTCGTTTCTGTATCATAGATGTTAAATCCTCGTGCATCATTAAAATCCGACCATGTAATTTCGTAAGGATTACCAAGATAGACCACATTATCCCTACTGCTACGGTGATGGTAATGACCACTGCAAACCAAATCAAAGCGCTCAAAGGCAGTATGATCCATTCCATGCTCATTCGGCATGCCCGCGTACATCTGGAACCCAGAGAACTCGAAATGTCCGAAACAAACTTTTGCGTCTGTTCTACCGACCATATCCATAGTACTGTTATAATTGTCACTACATATCCAAGGAACAAAGAGAATTTTTCTGTTATCAAATTCAAGTTCAGTAATTTCGGGATATACTTTGACATTCTCATACTCTTGTAGTAGAAGTTCTGGCGCGTTAACATCGTTGGTGTTTTTAAAATATGTATCGTGGTTGCCAGGCACCACATGCATGTCTATATTTAGGTCTCTAGCTTGGTTAAAGAAATACTCTCTACAACTTTTAAGAGTATTATAATTCATATACTTTCTTCTGTCAAATATATCACCTAAGTGCATAATAGTTTTGATTTCTCTTTCCGCTAATGCTGGAAAGAAGAACTCATCATAGAATTTTCTAAAGTAAGCATCAAACGGCAAACTGTCTGACCTCGCACCAAAGTGTGTGTCGTTAACTAACGCTATTTTCATTCAACCCCCTGTTCATTTTATGAGAGAATATCTCATAGTATCCTTCAAGAGTTAATAGTTTCTTACCATAGTTCATTCTATACTCTTCAAGTTTTTTCTCTAGTACACTCTCATCCCTCAGTTCCATGACCTTAGATTTTAAATCATCAAAGTCTTCTATCCTTTGCCAAGGGTCTATGTTATATGTATTATTCTTATCGTACTGTCTCCACACAAAAGGTATCATTCCAATTGCGAGTGCCTCCACATACCTAGATGTAGTAGCAGTCTCATCCTTCCAGTTGAAACATAATGTCCATCTGCATGGTTCTAACATAGGATATAGTTGATTCCAATCTTTTATCCACGAAGCCTGTCTTTGAATACCAGATGGGAATCCACCAATCAAACATGTGCTTAAGTCTGGGTCACGGTAAATCTTTCTAATAATCTTATCGCGGTTACACCCTGTCTTCATGCGTCCCCAATATCCAAAGTCAGTTCTCTTTGCCGTAGTGAATAGTGGGTTACCAAATTTGTTTCTTATAAAGTGATACTTCATTCCATGTATGTTACCAGAGAAATCAATCTCATCAATCTCTGTGTAAGATTTGATTGACACATTCTGTAGTGTCTCTTCTCTGTATAACTTTTCGTCATCACCTCTATCACTCCTCATAACAATGACATGTTTGTCTTTGAAGAATGGTATGATGTTATCCATATGAGACTGTGACTTCGCCAAGTCTTTTGGATTCATTTGTAACTCACCATGATATCTAAACTCACTATCACTAGGAATTACTATCGCGTCAGCCCATTCTATTGACTCTGGTGTTCTCTTGGGTCTAGTACCATCAAATGATATGTTATAGGTTCCGTACTCATGTTGAGGATTTGCCCTCATCCACTTTACATAGTTCTCTAAGAAACTATCTAGTACCGTTTGTAGTGGGCCTTCATACTTTACATTAGACCGCAATCTAGCACATGTTATCTTCATACTTTTCTCTTTCCGTCAAATACACAAATGAAATATAAATCATTGTTATCTGAACTATTATAAACTTTGTGAAAAACACCATCTTGAATTGGGACTATATCACCAGCCTTAACATGGGTGTATAACGAATCCAATTCTATGATACCTTCACCTTCAATAAAAAAATATACCTCTTCTTGACCATCGTGTTTGTGTCCTGTAGTTTCCTGTCCACCATGCAGTCGCGTACTACTAATTACTAATGTGTTGCCAAAAGGATTATCCTTGACGATATATCTATCATCTTGTTTAGCAACATATCCACCAATGTCATTTTGGTTTAGGAGCATTCCTCACTCTTTTCCTTAAATCTGTAGAAGAGAAAGTGTGTTGTCTACTGGTATAGTGAATTTCTATAGGTAAGTGTGAACCAGTAAACTGTTTCTCTTCATACTCTTCGCCGACAAATCTTACATCAATCGGTTTTGTGTTTAGTATATCCATCAAAGTTTCTTCCCTGTCATATGGTATAACTTCGTCTACATATTTAATACCATTTAACTGAATGAATCTCTCGTATATACTTTGTACTGGTTTGTTTTTATCTGACCTATCCAGAGTAGGGTCTGACTGTAACCCCACTATCAGATAGTCGCAATTATTTTTTGCTTCCTCAAGCATAACAACATGACCAGCGTGTAATAAATCAAATGCACCGCAAGTGAATCCTATTCTCATTGTCTGTCTGCCCACCACTCCATTTTTTCAAATTCATTAAATCCACCAATGAGTTCACCGTCCACAAATATCTGCGGAAAGGTTTTCGCGTTGGGTGATTTCTCAAGCAATTCATCAAATGTAAAATCCTCATCTAACATTTTCTTTTCATACTTGATGTGAGTTGTTTCTTGTATTATTTGTTGTGCAATAAACACCGCCCTGTCACAGTAGGGGCAATCTGGTTTTGAGTAAATTTCTATGTTCATCTTATTATATCTATTTTGTTAATTGTTTCAGAATTCCAGACTTCCAAATCCTTTCGTATTCTTCCATCGGAGACCAAGTTGCTATATCTCTTGACGGCTTTCTTTTTCCACCAATCAATAACATTTTCTAGTTCAAACCTATCAAAGTTTTCTGCCTTTTCTAGTGTATCTGTATTACCCAAAAGTACATCGCGTACATTCTTATATCCGTACTCTGACATATAGAATCTTTTTTGTGTAGTCACATCGGTTGACTTTTTGATTACATTATCAAACAACTCATATGCTTTTACATCATGTTCTTTTAGGTTTGCCTTGAGAACTTGAATCATCTTTGTTTGGTATTTTAGTTTTCTACTAGATGCACCTTTGTGAATAAGAACCTCACCACCATTCTTTTCTTCAAACCAATCGCGTAGATGAAAATAAATCTCTTCACCCATAGTTAGTAAGAATGATGACATGGTATCTCCCTTATATCTTAGGAAGGGTCTCATACCATCGTACATACTAGCACCCTTTATGTTACCATATAAAGATGTAGTCTCAAACAAACAGAACTCTGTATTATATTTCTTGTTCAACATCCTTCGTACTTCATGCGAACAACAAATGGCAGCCAGTAACTTACCACCAAGATAATTAAATCCAAATGGTTGTACTGGAACTATATTAAACCCCATGATTGCCCTCTTATTAAAGATGGGCAAGTCGGGGACACCACCAAGAAAATCATTCCTTGGTTTGGAGTTTATTAACGGTGACCCCAACTTGATAAAACCAACTGCTGTGTTTGTATTCGTTTCTTTCACAATCAGTTTTAATTCTTTGCCTGGCGCTTGGTCTGGTGAAAAAGATGCGGTCATCTCTAGCATCTGGTCAAACACCTCATTGTTCATTTGAACAACTGAAAAATTCATTTCTTCTGGATGCATATCCCAACTCTGGAACATATCATCCTCTACGCTCATACCAAAAAGAGGCGGAGGCAATGCCTTCACCCTTTCAATTTTTCTTGCACGAAAATAATCATCAATCCTCTCAAACTTTGAGAAGTAATCAACAACTATCTTACTAGCATATATCGTATCTTCTTTTGATAATATCATGCGACATTCATAAACTCTGGTACATCGCGGTTAGTCCACTTAGCGAAACCTTTTTTCTCTTCTCTGTAATAGGTTCTGTACCCATCAACAGCGTTGGACTGTTTACAGTAATATGGCATACATTGTGGTGGTTCTTGGAATGAACCAATTGGTATGTTCTTTGGTGAGTCAACTAACAATTCACGCAACTTAGAATCAGTCATGTGTATTTTACCATATCTGTATGTGTACTCATCACAAAGATTTTCAAACATATTGTACATGTATTGATACTGGGAATTGTTTTGGCGAACCCATATAGCAGATGGGTGATTGATATGTGACGCTTTG